AAGTAAAGAGGGTTATTGAACCTAACCAGGTAGAACTCGACAAATCATCAAATGCAAGTTACCGATGGGATATTAAAGGCTATGACGGCGGACTATTCACCGCAGGGATAGGTACAGGTATCCTTGGAGAAGGCGCAAATGGCCTGATAATAGACGACCCCAGCAAGGGATTCAAGAAGGTAAATAGTAAAGCCCATCAACAGGAACTAAACGACTGGTTCTACACAGAAGGTTCCACCAGACTTGACCCTGACCTGGATACAGGCCGTAAACCATGGATAATATACATCGCCCAAAGACTAGGACCCCGAGACTTAGCCGGTCAGATACTCAATGGATTTACTGATGATGACGAGGGAGAGCCACATATTGACGCCAGTGAAGCCCTGAAGATACTCAGGGGTGGAGGCAGCATCGAACATGGAACATGGGTGGTCCTCAACCTACCCGCACTGGCAGAGGAAGATGACATTCTTGGCCGGGCCCCGGGTGAGGCGCTTTGTAGGCCTATTAAAGATGAAGATGACCTTGCGAAGATCCAAAAAGCCATGGGCAGTTTCAGATTTGAAGCCATATACC